ATGGCGGTTGTTGTTAATGGCCCAACAAAGGTGGAAACAATTCGAAGTATTGAACAAATGATTGATATTCCCATTATTTATACTGTTGTCTCCCTACAAACTGAGATCAAAGAAAGAATAGAAGCGGGTGTTGATATTTTAAATGTTAGCGGCGGTCCAGAGACAGCTGCAATTGTCAGAAAAATTCGAAAAACCTTTCCTAACTTTCCCATAATGGCTACTGGTGGACCTACAGAAGAGACAGTCCGAGAAGTCATTGAAGCAGGAGCAAATGCTATTACGATTACACCTCCTTCAAATGGTGAACTCTTTAAAAAGAAAATGGAAAAATACCGTAAAAGTCAAAAAGACTAACGGTAAAATCTTGCATTCACCCATGTTCTAGGTTACAATAGTTTCTGTAATCTAGATGCTTGACCCCTTAGTTCAATGGATATAACAACTCCCTCCTAAGGAGTAGTTGCTGGTTCGATTCCGGCAGGGGTCATTTGAAATAACACTAAAAGCCTTTATTTAAAGGCTTTTTATAGTGTTCAATCTAATTCGAGGGGCACAAAAGGGGCAGTTTGATTATTAATCAATTCTTTCATATTTACAGTTGTATGACTGTAAATTGATAATGTTGTGTTGGGGTCTGAATGGCCAACTCTGTCCATAATCGCTTTTAGTGGTATTCCTTTTTCGGCTAAAAACGAAATGTGTGAGTGTCTGAATAAGTGAGTATGATAGTCACCATAAATTTTCAGGCGCTTATTGATGTATGCGTTTAAAATTGGTAAACCTTTTGAATTTGGAAAAATAAATTCACTCACTTTATTTTGTCGATTGATGATTTCTAAAATGTTATCAGATACGGAAATTTTGCGAGTTGATTTTTTGGTCTTAGTAGTCGTGATTTTTCTAGTGTGAAAATCGTAAGTTGAGTTGATCAGAATTTCTTTATTTTCAAAATCAATCTTATCATAAGTCAAGCAAGCCAGTTCGCCATACCTTACACCAGTCAGAAACATCAATAAAACGATGTCTGCGAGCTTTTGCTCATTGTTGGCTATCATTCTACCACAGAGGTCATAAACTTCATTAGATGTTAAATAAAGTACCTTTTCAGGCATATATTCCTCTTTTGGCTTAGGTACTAAAACATTATCTGTCGGATTGCTTGTTAAATAGTCCATTTGGATTGCGTAAGACAAAATAGCGTGTAATCTTTTTCTACATTTATGTGTAACATGGTACGAATGGTTTTTTAATAAGTTGTCAATAAGTTGTCTAATGTCACGTTTAGTCAACTTGCTGATAATTGTATCATCTGGCAATACGGTTGCGATATGACTGTCTGAGACTAAATAACCACGCTTTGTAGAGTCTTTGACTGTTGGTATCCATTGGTTTAAATATTCACGCTTTAATTCACCATAGGTCATCTCAGAATGATCGCGAATAGCAAGTCTATCTTCAATCTTTTCTTGCAAGATTAGATTTGCTTTTTTTTGAGCTTGGCTTGAATTCTTATCTAATGTGACAGATACCTTTTTGTATTTTTTTGTCAAAGGATCTGTATAACGTTCGATAAATTTAAATTTTCCATTTAATAATTCTTCAATCCACATTTGTTTTATACCTCTTTTTCTGTTAAAATAGGTACGAGAAAAAGGGCTTTTTAATGCCTGATTTCTTGTACTTGATTCGCCCTACGCTCAGAGTCGCCAAACTTTGAGAGCGTGGGGCTTTTTTTATTTTGAATAAATTTTTATAAATAAAGCAAAGTCAAACTCATTTTCATCTATTGGGAATCCTACCATTGCGGTTGCTTTGATAATAATATTTTCTTTTTGTATTATTCTTCTTAATTCCCGCATTTCTCTTCGTGGGATATACCCGACAAAAATACCAAAGAGATAGACTTTTATAGCAAGGTGATCGTGTGGATTCGTTGGTTCTCTCATCAACTCGACATCATCTGTTTCACCGTCATTGAGTTCTAATAAATTCAATGCTTTTCTGGCATTCTTTTTTCTATATTTCATACCTACGATACCAGTAACAGTTTTATAAATTAAGTTAGCGTCATCGAATGCATCATCCTTTTTCGGTTGGCATTCAAAAGGTTTTTGTTTCGGCTTCCAAAAATTAAAAATACTCATTATTAACTCCTTGCCAATGAACGCTTCTAAGTTAGTAGTGACCTTTGTTTTCCGAATAACTTCCAACGACTTCGCCAATAATTCTAAAGTCACTATCTCTATCTATCGGTATATCCTCATATTTGCTGTTCAAACTATGCAGAAATGCCCCCTCAGCGTTTATAAGCAACTGTTTGATATAAGCGTCACCGTAGTACTCAAACACGCCTATATCGCCGTCTGATAGCTCTACGGATAGTTTGACAAATACATAGTCTCCTGAGTGATACTCTGGTTCCATGGAATCGCCATAAACAGGTATAACAAAATCAGCGTCATAATCGATTGGCAACTCAATTGTTTCTACTTGTACGTCATTTAGATACTGACCTGTACCAGCAGAAGCAGCATGGTCGTAGTAGTTGTAGGGGAATAAATGAATGATTTTCTTGTTTTTTTGCTCTTCTTTAGTTTGTTCGGATAAAAGATTTTCACCATGCTTTATCCAATCACTGTGACGAGGTTCTTTGAGTTTTTTGTCTAATAGAGCGACGATATTAGATGGAGAAGAAACGCTCTTGTGAGAATACGCCTCTACTAAATCAGATTTTTCCACCCCGAAATAATTAGCCATTAATTCAATTTTGTCAATCCTTGGATAAGTCTTAGCGTTCACCCAGTCTAATACTGTACTATATTTAAAACCCATTACTTTTGAAAATTCTTTAGGATTAATATTTTTCTTATCTAAATGTCTTCTTATATTTGAAGCCATTATTTTTTTATTACCGAGTGAACCACTCATAACGACACCTCATTTCTGATTATATTATAACGGAAAAACCGTGTTTTTGTCAAAAAATATTTTAAAAAATGAAAAAAATAACGTTTTTGTGTTGACAACACGGTTAAACCGTGTTAAACTATAATCAAGCTTAAGGAATTAAGCAAAACGAAAGGAGGTACAGCTAATGAAATCTAGGCTAAACAAAAAGCCTAAACACAAAGAAGTCGAGTTGGAAATTCACATTCTTTGGTTTAAGCTTAGAATTCACTACTCAATCGAGTGGTGACAATAACAAGAGGGTTTCTCAGCCCTCTCCCCTAACGGGGTAAGTTTAGTTTAGCATATTGGCTGTATCTCCGCAAGAATGAAAGGAGAGGTTATGAGTGAACGAAATGAAACGTTTATCGGAGTGCTAAAAGATATGCACATGCAAATTTTGCGAGATTTCGTAAACGAAGAAGACCCCTTAACAAGGTGCGAGCTTGCTAAAGGGTTCCTCGAAATTGGCGACTATTTATCCAAACAATGACTCGCCACGCTCAAGAGCTTCGGCTATAACTTTACCATTATTGATTTGTTCTTGCTTTTCGGCTTCAACGAAAGGTAAATTATATTGCTTAATAGCTTCCACAGAGTCTTCGTAAAGTTTGATTTTATCTTTGATAGACAAAGTAGGGCTAGAAGAAGCGACAATAGCGAGAGCTAAATCTTTTGAATTAGAAATTTTCATTAGCTTATCCTCCTTTCCACTAGGATAAGTTGATTATAACATTTTTAGGAGGCACAAAATGAATTGGAAAAAACTAATGCTAGGCGATTTAGAACACACGTTTACTAGTCGTGATGGCAAAGAAAAAACAAGCATTGAATTTGAAGGTGGCGTATTACCAGCGCTGTTGGTACTAGGTGGTATCACTTGGCTGATCGCTTGGTTTATTACAAAATAAAAACTCCCAAAAGGGAGTGGAAAGGAGGAAGAGAAAATGGAGAAAATAAAATATGGAGTATTAGGTTCTTCTAAAATATTTCACACAAAAGAATTAGCTCTCATTCATGCAAATCTTCTAGGATATCCTCGTAGTGCGGTTTTTTTGATAATTCCACAGGAAATGACGCAGAGAATGATTGATAAGGTGAATTAACATATCCCGATTTATTAGTTTTAAATAACTTTTTCCTCTTAGCTACTTTAAAAGCAACAAAGAGTTTATCTGTAATTTCAGAGGTTTGTATTATTAAATCCATCCTTGTCATGCTGTGAGCTTTTAATACTCCATAGTCTGCCTCTGGGACTTCCACAAGAATTGTGTTCCCGTCAGCTAGTATTGCAGCTATGGCCTCTCTATCTGTTAAATCGTTAATTATATTGTTTTGCTTTTGATAATAATGCTGGTATTTTCTTTTTTTGTCAAAAACAATTAAATCAAAATAGCTTGCATCAACATTTGAAGGGTTAATAATTTTAATATTCGCTCTTAATGTTCCATTTGGGTTATATATGCTTTCGCCATTATCTAAAACAATTGATAAAACCCAATCGGTCTCAGGAGTCACTATCAATTCAACTGGTAAGTTATTACTTCGATAATTTGAGTATGATAAACATAAAGCTATTAAAGCCATCCAGTTTTTTATTAAATATTCAATAACATGATAAAAAAAGTAAGATAGTAAGTTTAGAAAATTTTCCACAAATTTTCTCCAATCATTTTATTTCAATTATACCACAGAAAGGGGGTGGGAGAATGACGAAAATGACATTAAAAATGCTTAGAGTTTCAAAGAATTGGAACCAAGAAACAGCAGCTAAAAAACTAAGAATTTCAGTTTCGAAATTAAGCAATTGGGAAAATGAAAAAACATTTCCGGATGCTATTGAAATAAATAAAATTGAAAAACTATACGATGTCAATTACTCTGATATTATTTTTTTACCAACAAAACACGGTTTAACCGTGTATCGAATAAACTAACACAAAACTAGAAAGGAACAACATGGAAGAAAGAAAATTCACAAAAACACAAAAAGCACAAATCACTATCAATTTAATCACAATAGCAATTGCGCTTTATGCCTTATTTTTTTAAGTAAGCTAACACACTTATTACTAAAGCTAAGATTGAAATTAACCACGTTATAAATTGAATCTGTAACGCATAGAGTGCTTTTTTACCTTCTAATTCTAGAGAATATCTATCTTTTTTAATTATAGGTTCTAGATTATCTCTATATCCTTCCACGATATATTGAACGTAATTCATTCTAAGTGCATAATCAACCATTTCTTTATTTTTGATTTTAACTGGTTTATGAAAAATATCAGCGGTTAACAGTTTAAAAAACAGACTAATATTCATAACTTATCCTCCTTTCCGTAATGATAGCTTTATTATAGCACGGTAGGAGGAACTAAACAGATAGAAAGGAAACGCATGAACGAACTAGAAAATAAAATAAACGAACTCGAAGAAATGGTAATCAACATGGATGAAGTGGCTGTAGTGATTCCATGGAAAGTAGCAAATAACCTACTACAAAGAGCAGGTTACTTATCAGAAGAGGAACATCGCCTACTAAATTGGAGAATCGGAAAATCAAAATATGCAGGCAAACGTTCCGAAAAAGTCCGCAATTTGCTAGAGGGACTTAGGGATAGTGGAAGTTCCGAGAATAGCTGATAATTTTAATTCTGTTGTTTGATCATTGTGCATGAAAATGAGAGTTTCATTTTTGCGATTAGGCTCAATCCAATGATCAATAACAAAGTCTCCAACGAGACTATGCAAAATAACAGTTTCAAAATCATCAATACTATTCAATAGAGGAGTTAATTCTTCTAAAGTCATTTAGTTATCCTCCTTCCTAATAGGATAACTAAATTATACAACAGAAAGGAGACACATGAGACCAAAGCGATATCCGTATCAAAAAAATAAATTAATTATCCATTCTAAAAACGCAAAGACAAAAATTGAGCTAGATAGCAGAAAAATAACTATCAATGTTGAAGAAATCGATATTGAGAATTTAGCAAACGAAATTTCAAAAGTGCAACTAGCCAAAGAAAAAGGAGTCTATTGATTGAACAATAGACTCAAAGATAATTAACAAATCTAATCATTATTTTTAGAGAGAGTTCCCATTGAGACGCCTAGAATTTGATCGATAAATAAGCAGACGAAAGGTAAATTAGAAGTTACATTTCCTGAAGAAATATGCGTGACATCAACAAGCCAAATCGCTGTGGGATTACTTTCATCTTTGATAGATTTACGATTTTCTTCGAAACCATCGAAGAAAGCGTCTAACAACATACCTGTATCACTGTCTTCCTCTGTAAACATTCTACCACAGTAGCGCCCCCAAGAAGTTTCGATAATTAGTTCATTGTTAGTTTTTGTTGCCGCAAAATCTAAAAGATTGATTATTTCATATTTGAACAAGCTATCAGACATTAGTCCTCCTCCTTTCCATAATTTTTGAATACAACATTGAGAGGTCATATTCAAATAAATTATATCAAAAATAGAAAGGAAAGCACAACTTATAGTTGTGGATAACTTATTAACAACTATATATTGTGTTTTGGTGAGTGAATAATGTGGGGTAAATTATCAAAAATCTTATCAGAAAGAGGTATGACTATGTATCAACTAGCGAAACTTTCTGGAGTTAACAAAAGTCATTTTAGTGACTTAAAAAGCGGAAAAATAAAAAATTTGTCGTGGCCCAACATGGTCAAAATTTCTGACGCTTTAGGTGTCAGCCTAGACGAATTTAAATAACAAAAAAGTCCGACGGGAATCGGACTAAAAAGAAAAAATATTTACTTAATTATACCACGAAAGGAAACAATATGCTAGCGAAATTAAAAAGCGGTATTGAAGTACCTTATGAAGAATTATGGATGAATGATAACGATTTAGCTGAATTTATCGGGAAGTCATTTGACCAAACGCAACGATTGCTTAGAAAAATGTATAAAGACAGAAATTACCGTAAGTACATTGACAAGGTTGGTGGTCGTTCGACAAAGGTTAAAAAATTTGAAGAATGGAGAAAATTACAAAATGAAAGAATTATTTAACTTTATTTTCACAAAACCAAAAAAAGAAGAAGAACCAAAATGGACAATTGAAAACAACGGCTGGGAAGCTGGTGCACGTAGATATAACCAATTGCAAAAAATGCGTGATGAGCAGGTTTGGTAGGAGGAAAGAGTATGAATGAAGAAATAAAAGGTGTAGGCATTCCATGTGGGTATAATCCAGTGGTTTTGGGAAGTGTAGTAGATGGAGATAAGAAACTACTTGTGGAAGTCGGCAATTTACTATACGGAGATATTATGATGGGTAACCTCGTCCAGCTGGAAACGTTCCACAATTGCGAAACGCCTGTCTTAGCAGAAATGTACGACAAATATAAAGACAGAATCCCAGCGGGTAGCTGTTTGTATGTTATTGTTACCAACGCACTATCAGGCACCATCTATGCTTGTGGACATAGCAAACGTGGAGAATGGACTGTTTTTTCAAAGACAGCAGGATACGCGTAGGAGACATAGGGGATGAACAGATTAAAAGAGTTACGCAAAGAAAAAGGCTTGACTCAGCAAGATATGTCTGAGTTTTTGAATATGAGTCGCCGAGGGTATCAGAAAATAGAAAACGGCGAAAGCCAAATCAAACCAGATAAAGCCCAAGCCCTAGCAGATTATTTTGACGTACCTGTTGGGTATCTATTAGGATTCGAGCAACAACTAATTAACGATAACGAATTTTTACGAGACGAAAATACTCGTCTTAATAGGGAATTTAGCGAATTGAATCACGCGGTTGCTAAGGCTAATTTATTAGACATCATTATTGATGAGGGCTATATCCTACAAAGCGCACTAGATAAATGCATTGCTAAGCTTGATGAGATTGATAGGAAAGAATTGAAATCATGGAAAAATTAACTTTAAAAAAAGAAAAAGAAAATACTGCAACATTACCATTTTTTGTGGGGATTGATTTACACGCCCAAATCAAAGAAATCTCGACAGAAACAGGTATTCCGATGAGAAGGATTATTGAAAGAATGATTAGGTTTTCCCTCGATAACCTAGAAATCATGGAAGGAGATTAATGTATAACTTTGAATATTACTGCGAAAACTGTGGCAAAAAATGGTCTAACATCTCATCTGACAAAGAGCTAGAATGTCCTTATTGTGAGGAACCAGATCCGCAAATAACATGGAAAGCGAGGGCTTACGATTGAGAATTTACATTAACAAACATAAAAAAATGATTATCGCACCAGATTACAATGATCGCTATGGCGGTGTATCTAACGTAACTATCCAAATTAAAGATGGAAAACTTAGCAAAGAAATTAATCAACGTATCGAAGAAGCCATTAATTTTATCATTAAAGACTATGAGCCAATGTTTGATACACCAATCGTTGATGAAATGTTTAAGGAAAAGGAACAGGCAATCAGAAAAATGGTTGATTATGACACTGCGTTAACAGAGATGGTGGAGGTGGATGATGAAAATTACTAAAGCAACAGAGATAAAGAATAACGACAGTTGTTATTTGATTTATGGTAATCCAGGTTTCGGAAAAACATCAACTGTAAAATATTTACCCGGCAAAACTATTGTAATCAATATTGATAAGTCGGCAAAAGTCCTTAGAGGGAATGAAAATATTGATATTGCGGATATAGATACGCATAAAATTTGGGAAGAGTGGCTAGACACAGTAAAAGAGTTACTAAATGGAGCAGCAAATGATTATAACAACATCGTTATAGATAATGTCTCCGAGTTATTTAGGGCTTGCCTGGCGAATCTTGGGCGTGAGGGTAAAAATCATCGTGTGCCAAGTCAAGCCGATTATCAACGAGTTGACTTTACTATTTTAGATAGTCTGCGAGCGCTGCTGCAATTAAATAAACGCATTGTATTTTTAGCTTGGGAAACCTCTGATCAATGGACCGACGAAAACGGAATGATTTATAACAGAGCAATGCCAGACATCAGGACAAAAATATTAAACAACTTCCTTGGACTTACAGATGTTGTAGCTAGATTAGTCAAAAAAACTACAGACGACGGGGAAGAAGTGAGAGGTTTTATTTTACAACCATCAGCTAGTGTTTATGCTAAAAATCGTTTAGATGATCGCAAAGGATGTAAAGTGGAGGAATTATTTGAAACTACGTGATTACCAAGAAGAATTACTAACAAACATCAGGAGGTCATTAGCGACTGGAAATAAACGGATAATCGTCCAGTCGCCCCCTAGAAGTGGAAAAACGGTGGTAATGGCTCATATCGCAAAAAGTGCAACTGACAAAGGAAACAGAGTATTGTTTTTTAGCCATCGCAAAGAAATCAATGAACAGGTTGAAAAAACATTTTCGGTGAACGGAGTTAAACCAAATCTTTTAACGATTGGTGGCGTGCAATCGCTCGTCAGGAAGCTAAATAGTCTACCTCAACCAGAAGTTATCTTGATTGATGAGGCTCATCACAGTAAAGCCAAGTCTTACTTAAAAATCATCGACCATTTTAAAAATGCTTATGTATTGATGTTCACAGGGACACCAGTCAGGTTAAATGGAGATGGATTTGATGATATTGCTGACGATTTGGTAGTCGGTAAATCTGTCAAATGGCTACAAGAGCACGGAAATATAGCTAACTTTAAATACTATGCTCCATCAATGATTGATAATTCTGCGCTAAAAAAGCGAGGCGGAGAATTTACAAAGGATTCTGTTGACCAATCCATGAAATCAGTAATCTATGGTGATGTTATTAAACACTACGAAAAATTAGCTAAAGGAAAGCAAGCTATTGTATACGCTCATAGCGTAGAGGCTTCTCAGCTTATTTCCGATACCTTTAACCAAGCAGGGTATCAATCACAAGCAGTCAGCGGTAAAACACCTAAAAATGAACGAGAGAAGGCTATGAATGCTTTTCGTGATGGCAACCTTAAAATCATAGTTAACTGTGAATTATTTACAGAAGGCATTGACTTGCCAAATGTCGATGTTTGTATCATGTTGAGACCAACACAGTCATTATCACTATATTTACAATTTGCTATGCGGCCATTAAATCCTAGAGATGGGAAAACAGCCATTATTATTGATCACGTTGGCAATGTGGAGCGTTTTGGTTTACCTAACATGGATAGAGAATGGCGTTTAGATGGGGAGGTAAAAAAGAAACAGTCCGCTAAGGTTGGTGAGCCTACCACACGGGTTTGTGATGACTGTTATGCCACGTATTGGTCCGATACTCGTATCTGTCCGGAATGCGGACACGAGAATGAGTTAACCAAGCGTGAAATTGAAGAAATCAAAGAAGCTGAATTACAAGAAATATCTGAACAAAAACAACTAAAACTAAGAAATAGGGTTAGCACCTATCAATCTCCGGATTTGTGTCGGACGATGGACGAACTAACCGAATATCGAAAACAACATGGATACAAGCCAGGATGGCAGTATCACATTGCTAAAAAACTAGGAATTTTATATTAAAAGGAGAAACACAATATGTTTGAAATCGACTACTCACAAGCTAAAGAATTCGCCTCAATCACAGACGGCACTTATGAAACTTTTATTGAAAAAGCCGTCCAAGACGCAACAAAAAACGGTGCAGACTTTATCAACATCCACTTCAGAATTCGCAAAGATTTCCAGCAAGAATTCCAAAACAACATTATCTTCCACCGTATTTTTGCTAAAAAAGAAGATGGGAAATATCCAGTTGAGGCGATTATGAATCTTGCAAAACAGGCAGGCATCCCAGACGGTACTAAGTTTAAATCTTTAGATGATTACTTAAATCAATTGCTCAATAAATGCCTTAAAATTACCGTTAAAAACGAAACGTCAGAATATAACGGTAATACTTACAATAATTTAAACGTGAAACGTATTGAGAAATCCGACATTCCTGCGATGGTTAACCCTGTGGAAGAATTTAAAGAAGATGATCTTCCATTCTAATTATGAAAGGGATGATAGATTACGCAATCTATTATCAACAAAAGGGATTTTCGGTTATTCCGATTTCAAAGGATGGCAAAAAACCTCTGGTCGCTTTTGCAGATAAGCCGGCATTTACCGAACATGAGCTACGTCTTATGTGGAAAGATAATCCTGACGCAAATATCGCCTTAAAAACAGATACATTTTTTGTCATAGATATTGATGTCCATAACGACGTCGACGGTCTGAAAAATTTGAGGGAATGGGAGCATGCAAGGTTGATACCAAAAACCTTGCAAGCAACCACACTTAGCGGCGGACGGCATATCTACCTAAAAAAACCAAAAGGTGTTTCCATGGCGCAAAATATCGGTTTTATTGATGGCGTTGATTTGAAGGCCCATGTTAACAATTATGTGCTGGTACCACCGTCAAATAACGCCAAAGGCATGTACGAGTGGGATAAAATACACTCTCCAATTTCTGGTGAGATGACCGAAGCGCCTCTTGAGTTGATAACTGTATTGCAAGAATTAAAGCCTGCCTATGAATACGATGCCAGTAGTTTTACATCTGGAGATTACCAAGGTAGCAATAAAACAGCTAAATTATTTGAGACGATTGTCCTTGGTTTTGGTGATACAGGCGGCAGAAACAACAGTCTCGCTGAGTTTGTCGGTGGATTATTACTAAGAAATGTGGATGTTGAAATAGCTTACACATTAGCTAAAATGGCTAACCATAAAACTGCTTGCCCTTTGAACGATAAGGAGTTTGAAAGAACCTTTAAGAGCATGTGTGACAAAGAATTGAGGAGGAGAAGTGGACTTTGAATTTTACAGAGAAAAATTAAATGAGGAATCTGGCATTGAACCAGGTAAACCTAAAACATGGTCTGCTATTAAATCCAAATTGATAGCATATCGAAGAGAGTGGCTTGAGGAAGCTGGGAAAGATGTTAAAAACTTGTCTGAGTTAGCAGTTGCTATCGGAATCAATAAATATTTACACGTCATCGCCTTGGAAAATGGGAAAGTAGCTATCTATGACCCGGAACAAGGCTATTACATTAAAGATTATAAGTACGCTTATAAATTAATCCATATTTTGCAGCGTACTTTTAACGAGACAAAATGCCGTAACGTGTTGTTTATGTTAGCCAGCATGGATAGAAAATACGGATCAACAGATTTTGAACCAGAATACCAAGACGTGAGACGGTATGTTTTGGTAAAAAATGGCATCTACGACAAATATAAACGTGAATTATTACCTTTTGACCATAGATTTATTAATTTTAGCACCATTGAAACAGAACTAATTCCAAATGCTCCCCTCCCAACTATTGACGGTTGGGATGTGGAAGCATGGCTACTTGATTTAATGAGCGGAGACAAAGACCTCGTCCAGCTATTATGGCAAGTCGTGGCGGCATCCTTAAACGGTAATTATTCATATCGTAAATCTATTTGGTTTGTTGGAAATGGTAACGATGGTAAAGGGACTTTTCAACAGATGATTAGCAATCTAGTCGGATTTAAAAATGTTGCACCCCTTAAATTAAATCAATTTTCAGAGCGTTTTGGATTGGCGATCATTGAAGGAAAAACAGTAATTGTCGGAGACGATGTCCAAGCTGGTATATATGTTGACGAAAGTAGTAACTTTAACTCTGTCGTTACTGGAGAGCCTGTAAGCATTGAGAAAAAAGGTGAGAATCCTTACTTGGCGATATTTAAAAAAACCGTCATACAATCAACAAACGGGATGCCATCATTTAAAAATAAATCAAATGGTACTTATCGCCGTATTATCATTATCCCGTTTAAAAAGACATTTTCTTCAGCAGAAGATAATTGGGCTATTAAAGACGATTATATCAACAGAAAAGAGGTCCTTGAATACGTTTTATGGAAAGCTATCAATTTAGATTTTGATAGGTTTAGTGAGCCGAAAGCGACACAAGAAAGGATGCATGCTTTTAAGCGAGACAACAACACGATACTTGCTTTTATAGATGATTGGTTTGAGCGTTTCACTTCTACCGTGCTCCCTACTAGATTCTTATGGTGGTTGTATAAAGAGTGGTGCAAAGACAATGGGCACACACCACTTAAGCAATCAACTTTCGAAAATGAATTGTCAACCAATATCCCTGATGGTTGGGTTAAGAAAAAATCTAGAGTTGTAGGAAAATTCTTCCCATCTGACGAAATACCAACAGAATATGGCCATTTTCCTTGGAATAATGAAAAAGATGCTAATGGAAGTATGCAATCTTATGTGAAGATTATATAAATGTTCCATCTTTGTTCCATGACCTGGAACAGCGGAACCCCTTGATATTACTGGGTTTAATAGGATTTTGTTCCATGTTCCATCTTTTTCTTAATATTAATAAAAAAATAAATAATATAAATATATATAGAGAGAAGCAAAAAATGGCTGAACATGGAACAAAAGCGGTCTAATCCCTTGATTCATAAGGGATTGGCGTGTTCCACCATGGTGGAACATTGGTAGGAACAAAATAAAAAAGGAGAAAATATGTACGACATTTTAAAAGATTACGAAGATCTTCCGATTCCTTCTGAATCGATTTACTATCACGACTGGTTAATTGGGAACATCACTAACAAAGAAGCTAAAGAGCATTTTTATCGTAGTGATCATCCTAAAGGCTTTTTAGAACTAAGTAAAGACAAACAAGAAAAATTACTGCACTGGTGTAAGCAGTTAGAAAAAACCAAAACTTATAAAAATGGGCATACCTCTTATGGATTAAAGCATAAATTTGAATACCGTAAAAATGGTTTTTATGTTACAAACGGTCAATTCAAAGGAGCTATGCTGCTTGCTGGTTTTAAACCTAAAGACAAAAACGAATTGAATTGGGTATTTGCTTTTAGTGTAAAATCGCTAAGAAAAATTATCGATACAAAAAGGTATGTGATGGTATGACAACAGAATCACTAATCCAAAACCAAATCCGTGTTGCTCTATCAAAAGCGGGCCATATGGTTTTTAGAGCTAACGTTGGTAAAGTACGCACAGCAGACGGCAGATTTTTTGATACAGGTCTACCAAAAGGATTTTGCGACTTGTTTGGATTTAAATCAGATGGCCAAATATTTTTTATCGAAGTAAAAAACGAAACGGGTCGAGTAAGACCTGAGCAAAAAAAATTTATGGAGGTCATGGCATCTAGAGGAGCGCTGGTAGGAGTGGCTCGATCAGTGGAAGATGCCTTAAAAATAGTCAATGACGCTAGTAGATGATTTTTACAAACAAATGGAGCCGTCAATTAAAGCGTTTTTGGACGACAACATTATCATCACAGATCAGGAAGAAGCTGACAGAGTCTATAAATCTGTCAAATACTATAAAAATCTTAATAGATTGCCACCGCCAAATGTATTGGACTGGTTCCAGCAGATATATACGACACAAGAAATGATTACGTTAATCAAGCAGTCTTACCGCCTTAAGCAAAAAAAGACAGACGAGGATGACGAGATTTACGAAAAGTGGATGTTTAAAAATTATGGTGATGTTAAGCTTGTCAAAAAAATCAAACGCATGAACGCATTAGCTAAAGCTTGGGAGATGGGCCTATGAAAAGACATAGACAGTGGAATAACAATATTAAATACACGCCAAAATCTTAATACGTATAACTTCGTATAATGTATGCTATCGAAGTTATTACGCTTTATCTGCGGATGATAGCTTGGTTGACAGTGCTTACGATTATATCATTCACGGCGTCGGTGACGTTGATAAAATAGCTAAAAAAATAAGTGATGAGGTAACAAATGAACATTGAAGAAGCGATTAAAAAGATAAGAGAGCTTGACTTATATGGATTATCCCCAGCAGGGTCAAAAAAAGCAATCATACCAATTGTTTGTCAAATTAAACTCGACCAATCAAAACCAGAGGTGCCGAAATTTGTTTCGGATTGGATTGAAGAACATAAACAAATGTATGGTAAGCGGGACGAAGAATCTAAAGCCGACTTTGTTTTCAGAGCCATTTATGACATTTTTAGGTTTGGCGAAGGTATTACTACCTATGATTTTTCTATAAGTGATGAATTGTCAAAGTGGACGACTGAAAACGCTTATAAATTTATTACCGTAATTTTATTCGGCTACACAGTCGAAAAAGAGAAGTTGTACATCGTTGACTTACCAAACGGTCAACCTTTAGTACGCGGGAAAAACACTTTGTATTTTAGTCAAAATCTAACGACCGAAAATGCACGACTCACCGAATCCGAAATCCGCAAAGATTTCGAGTGGGCTTGGCGAGAAGGATTTGCGAAAGAGGTGCCGGAATGAGCAGGGACAAAACCAGAATCAGAAGCATTGTGAAGTCCATGAAACAGCTAGGTGCTAGCGAAGAAGAAATAGGTGATTATGTGTTGTTGCATATAGCAAAGAAACCACATGCTTTAGCTGGGGTTCGCAGTGCATTTAAGATTTTCAGAAGCGAAGGGTGGCAATAAATCATGAATCGATGTGCGCCTGTGTCAAAATAAAAAACGGAAGAGAGGGCTTTTCTCCACAAAACAAAAAGACGTCCATGCAGAACGCCTTCATGATTAAATACCCAACAATATTATATCATGAATGGAGAGTTAGATGGGCAACATTCCGACACCAAAAGCTAATAATTTTTTGGAAGAATTAAAGACTATCCCACATCTCATAGAGACCCTTGAAAGAGACGCCAACCTAATGAGTCGGTCGCTCGTTAAGTCTCCTCAATGGTCCGATATGAAGGTATCTGGTGGGGTCAAACAATCACAGGAAGACAAAAACATAAAGATGCTGCACATGGTCAGCTATTATAGTGATCAGATTGAGCGTTTAAAAGACCGCCGGCAAGAGATGGCTAATTTGATTGTGCAAAGCATGGGAATTTGTGAGAGCCATGTTTTACTCACGACTTATCTCGACTGTGATGGAGACTATGAGAGAGCCAGAGAACGCTTAAACATAGGCAATCGTAATAAATACTTTATGTTTGTCAGAAGAGGCAAGGAAAGTCTAGAATTGATACTAAAAAATACTAATTAGATACAAATTGATACTACATAATACTAATTACAGTGTTAATATAGTAGCATAGCAAAATAACAAGAAGAGATAACCTTTTAACCACTGACTATTTATTTAGTCGCCAACTTTAACTACCGTCGAACTTGTTATTTTGCAGCCAAAAGGCAAGTGGAAAGGCTGAGACGATTTAAATGGTTTTGCAGGTTCGACTCCTGCCGTCTCAATTACCCAGAGATTACACACTGTGACATTGCGGGATGTAATCAAAGTAAAAAGAATCACGGAACTTTGCAATGTCCGCCGTGAGTTAACACCCTTATTCGACATTGGCGTGCCCTTGAGGAAAATACGCAATCTGGGTTCGGTGTTAATAATTAAGACTTAGCAATGCCTCTTAACAATGCGTACCAGTGCTAAGTCGATTGATTAACCGCAAGTCGATACTAAGGGTCGCAACCTTGCTTGTGGTTAGTGGGGACAACGGTTGTAAGTCGGTTCGATTCCGACTGTTCCTGTGCTAGTCATCACATTGTGGTGGCTTTTTATTATGGAGGATTAAAATGAGACCAAATAAGTATCCGTATAGCAAACCACAACGAGAAAAAGAAGTAAGTAATATATACGTTGATAATGATTACACTATTCCATCCACAACATTAGTTCATTATATTAATAGGCTAACTGGTGAGGTCAGGGTATGAGGCCGCAGAAGCTAACTATTGCTGGAGGTAGGCGTACAACAGTGGACTACGATGATAGATCAGCAGAGTATCGTGATTACAATCGTAATCGCTGGAAGTACGATAAGCGAGTTAAGCAGTTTTATAACTCTAAGTTGTGGAGAGAGACAAGTAAGCAAGTGCTGTTGCAAAACGATTATGTTTGTGCTATGTGTGGCGGAGAAGCTACTATGACTGATCACATTATTTCAGTTAAAAAAGATTGGAACAAAAGATTAGATTGGAATAACTTGCAAGCAAGCTGTAAAGCGTGTAACGATAGTAAAGCGATACGAGAAAGATGTAAAAATAATTAATAGAAAAACGGGTGTAAAAATTAACAAAAGCACGTCAATGTTCGGGAAATACCCCACTTGTTTTTGAACGGGGGTACATTGTTCGGAAAACAAAGAACGCGCCCTTTTCCGTGCAAAAAATTCCCTTTTTGAAATTTTTAAAACTGTAAAGTTCGTGTAAAGGAGGTCTTATGGGAAGAAATTTAAAGCTAGTTGAAACGACAAAAAAACATCTTACAAAAGAAGAAAAAATAACGAGAGAAACCGCGCAAAATAAGTCTTCTGACGGTCTTAAAAAGTTGCAAAAGACACCTCCTGAACACTTTAATAATGTAGCTAAGTACGAGTATAGAAGAATCATAGAAGACCTCCAAAACCTACCCCTAAGAAATCTCGATAGAGGGCTATTAGAGTTATATTGCACATGGTATGCTATCTATAAAGAAACGATTAGAAAGTTAGATGAGGTTGGTTATTTTACGAATGATCCAGACAAAGGATTGATTCCAAGTCCGCTTATTTTGACGTTGGAAAAAGCCACTGCGAACATTAGAAGTAGCGCAAGTCAACTTGGGCTAACTGTTGATAGCCGTATGAAGATGTTTATGCCGAAGCAGGACGAGAAGAAAGAGTCTATATTTGATAAGTTTGGAGGATAGATATTGGAATCAAGATTTCCTAAAACATGGTTCGATGAGTATGAAGAAGTTTCAGTCTTGAAAAATGATTCAGAAATATCGGAACTACACAAAAAGTGGTGGGGTGGAGAAAACATTGAAATAACAAAAGAAATGCTAGAGGCTTTGTTAGATGGTAAAGCACTTGGTTGGGATGATGGAGAATATAGCCATGTTATCGCTCTATCTACAGAAGCCATTTCAAGCATTAAAGGAGAGTGAATGATGGAAGCCTATTTTAGATTCAAAATAATAATGAGTATAATCGGTTTAATCGTTTGGCTGATATGTGTTTTGCTATTCTTATTCGGGAAAAATAGGGGGTAAAAAGTGACATACGATTGTTCCCAAATAGACAAGCAGTATCGTGATGCTGCTTTTTATTATGCCTTGTCGGTGGTTAATGGCGAACGTTTAGCCAGCAAGAAAGTTTATAAGGCATGCATGCGCCATCTGGCAGACTTACAAAAAATCACGGATGATGATTTCTTATACGATTACCATCCAGATAAAGGGGCAGACCCAATAAACTTCATTGAGATATTACCAGATGTGAAGACAGGGAAACCATATCCGTTAGCGGAATTTCAAAAGTTTATCCTAGCTAACTTGTATGGTTGGCGGTATAAATCAAATGACAGTATCAGACGTTTTAAAAAAGCCATGATTTCACTTGCTCGTAAAAATGGCAAGACTATCATTGTGGCAGGAATTGCCCTGTATGAATTTCTCTTTGGAAAGAATCCGGCAATGTCGCGGCAGATTTTCTTTACTGCAAACGATAGAGCACAGGCAAACATCGCAAGAGAGATGGCGCGTAAGCAGTTAGAGGCCTTGAGGTCACAAAGTGATGAGATACGAAAAGCTACTAAGATTGTGCGTGACGAAATGCGAAATCTTAACGACGAATCTTATATGCGAGCCCTTAGCCGTGATACTGGCGCAGTCGATGGTTTCGAGCCATACCTTGGTATTTTGGACGAGTTTGCAGCGTCTAAGACAAATGAAATGATTGAGCTTTTGGTGTCTGGTCAAGGTCAGTTAGATAATCCTTTAATTCTGATTATCTCAACGGCAGGTATGGATCTAAACGCCCCGATGCACACAGTTGAATACCCGTATATCGAAAAGATTTTAGATAGAAAAATCGAGGATGATAGCTATTTCGCTTTCATTGCTGAGCAGGACAACGAGGAAGAAATCAAGGATGAAGCGAATTGGATAAAGTCAAATCCTATTCTTGAGGTCGAGGCTTTGCACGATAAGTTAATAGATTATCTACGCAAACGTAGGCAGACATCACTTGAGACTGGACAAGTCAACGAGGTCCTTATTAAAAACTTTAATATGTGGCGCCAATCCAGCGAGGAATCCTATATCGACAAACAATCTTGGGAACTTGCTCGGATTGATAAGCCAGATACTAATAAGCGGAGAGTTTGGTTAGGTGTTGACGTTGGTCGTGTTAGCGACTTATTTGCTATTACACCAGTTGTCATGATGGATGATTTTTGGTATATCGACAGCTTTTCTTTTGTGGCTACCAAATACGGTTTAACCGCTAAAGAAAAACGGGATGGCGTATCTTATAGCAATCTTGAACGCCAAGGCTATTGCGAGATAACCACCCTAGAAAGTGGTGTCATAGATGATGAACGTGTGCTCGAAAAAATTGAAGAGATGGTCTATACCAACGAGTGGGAAGTTAACGGGATTTGCTTTGACCCATACCAATTCGGAACGCTACTTACAATGATTGAAAAAAGGCATCCAGAATGGCCGCTGATAGAAGTTTCGCAGACGACAATGGTTTTGAACATGCCGACAAAACAATTCCGTGACGACCTAAAAAAAGGCAAAATAAAGCACTCTGGGAACCCTTTGCTAACCATGGCTGTTAACAATGCTTATATTAAAACTGATAATAATGGTATGAAGATTGATAAGAATAAGAATAGCAATAAGATTGATCCGCTGGACGCAGCTTTAGATGGGTATGCAGTTTGTTACTTAGAGCCATTTGATGGATCTGGTTATTGGACAAGTGAAAAGATTTTAGGAGGAGAGACACTGTTTTGATTGGTTTTATTTTAAAAAACATACACACATTAATCCTGTTAGTTGGATTAGGACTGTTAATATACGGTATTTTTTTGTTTGGCGATAAGGTTGGTTTTATCGCAAGCGGCCTTATATTACTTATTTTGGCTATCTACGTAGATAGCATAGGAGGTAGAAAATGAATAAAAGACTCAAAAAGAAACGTAAATTAGAAACAGCGGTTGTGATGCTGATTGCTGAAAACGCTATGCAAGCAGAAGCAATTAAAAATCAAAACAAACAAATCAGGGAGCTAACATCAATTGTTCAGCGGAATGTTATGGCAACAAACGAAGAGTTAGCGACTATTAAAGGCACCGTTTTAGACAACCAAGTGGCTATTAAAGCAATTGGTGATGATGTTGATTACATCAAGCAAAATTACAAACGGAAGTGGCGAAAATAGAAGTTAATGGTTTAGAAAGGAGGTGAGAAATCGATGAGTTTTTTTCAACCTTTGGGCAGTTCAAAGGTGTCCTGCGATGACTATATATCATCTGTTTTGGCTGGTGATATCTCTCAAAAATACTTAGGAGTATCGGCATTAAAAAACAGCGATATTTTAACAGCAACGTCTATTATTGCTGGAGATATTGCTAGGTTTCCGCTTGTTAAAAAGGACGTTAACGGGGACATTATTCATGATGAGGATATCAATTATCTTTTAAATGTTAAATCCACAAATAATGCGAGTGCTAGGACTTGGAAATTTGCTATGGCAGTCAATGCCATTTTGACCGGCAACTCCTTTTCCCGCATCCTTCGCGACCCAAAAACAGGTCAAGCACTGCAATTTCAGTTTTATAGACCATCTGAAACGACTGTTGAGGAAACGGATAATCATGATATTGTCTATACTTTTACTGATATTTTGACTGGTAAACAAATTAAATGCTTTGCTCACGATGTCATTCACTGGAAGTTTTTTAGTCATGACACAATCCTTGGCAGATCTCCGCTATTGTCTTTAGGTGATGAGATAGAGTTGCAAACGGGTGGTATCAATACCTTAATTAAATTTTTCAAAGATGGTTTTTCTAGTGGCATTTTAACGTTGACAGGTTCTCAATTAAATGGAGAAGCTAGAAAGAAAGCTCGTACGGACTTTGAAAAAATGCGTGAGGGTTCTACTGGTGGAAGCCCGCTAGTATTTGACAGCACACAAACTTATAAGCCACTTCAAATTGATACTAACGTGCTGCAATTAATCACGAGTAACAATTTTTCAACTGCTCAAATTGCTAAGGCTTTACGAGTGCCAAGTTACAAACTTGGAGTTAATAGCCCTAACCAATCCGTAGCTCAACTGATGGAGGACTATGTCACAAACGACTTGCCTTTTTATTTTGATGCGATTACAAGCGAACTAGCTCTTAAAACGTTAAATGATAAAGATAGACGTCTCTATCATATTGAATTTGACACACGAAGTATCACAGGTCGGAATGTAGATGAAATTGTCAAGTTGGTCAATAATCAAATATTGACACCTAACCAAGGCCTTATTGAGTTAGGTAAGCAAAAATCTACAGATCCTAATATGGATAGGTATCAGTCGAGCCTGAACTACGTCTTTTTAGACAAAAAAGAAGAATATCAGGACAAGGTTGGTATCAAAGGGAAAGGAGGTGAGGTAAATGCCAAAGAGGATAAATCTTAAAGGACCACTAATTTCAAATAACTCTCAGGAAGTTTACGACTATTATGGTATGGAAGCGGTCAGTGCTAAAAGTATCATCGAACAATTTCCTGAAGATGGTAATGATATTGTTTTGGAAGTTAATTCAAACGGTGGACTTGTGACAGTTGGAAGTGAAATCTATACCGCTTTGCGAAATTACAAAGGAAAAGTAACTGCAGAAATCACTGGCATGGCTGCAAGTGCAGCATCAGTGGCTGTTATGGGAGCTGATAAAGTCGTCATGAGTCCGACAGCTCAAATGATGGTGCACAAAGCACTTTTTAATTGGGTGTCTGGTAATAGCGATGACCTAGACAAAGCTTCTAACGCCTTAAAATCAAGTGATAAAGCTATCGTTAATGCCTATGTCGCAAAAACAGGGTTGTCGGAAGATGAAATCATGAATTTAATGCGGAATGAAACATTTATGTCTGCTCAAGATGCCGTAGAAAAAGGTTTTGCTGACGAAGTTATGTCTTTTGAAGCAGTTGCTAGCATTGATAATTCGATGTTGCCACAAGCGGTAATTGATGATTATTACGCAAATAGGAACAAACGTAAAAAAGAAATTAGCAATATGTTGCTAGAAATCGAAAAAGAAGAAATTTTACAAGGGCTATAGGCTCTTTTTTTATTGGAGGAATTTATGTTCGAAGAAAAAATCAAAGAAATTAAAGCGACTATCGCTAGTTTAAACCAAGCGATTGCTACGAAAACAACAGAAGTAAAAAATGCTTTGGAATCAGATGACCTTGAAACTGCTCGCTCAATTAAAGCAGAAATTGAAGAAGCTAAAGCAAACCTAGCAGAAGCAGAAAATGACTTGAAATTGTATGAAGCTAGCATTGAAAAAGGCGGTGCAGAAAATATTGGAGGAAAAGAAGTGCCACAAGAAACAACAACTTATCGCGAGAGTGTTAATGAATTTATTCGCTCAAAAGGAAAAGCCGTTAATGAAGGTTTACGATTCGAAGGCAAAGATGAAGTGCTTATCCCGCTGAACAAAGTAACACCAGTTGCTCCTGAAACAGACGGAGTTAAAAAGACAGACGTGAAACCAGTTTCCAGCGAAGAAATCTTATACACACCAGCTCGTGAAGTTAAGACAGTTGTTGATTTGAAACAATTCACTAGCATCCACCCAGCTAAAAAAGCATCAGGGAAATGGCCAGTATTGCAACGTGCGACTGAAAAAATGGTTAGCGTTGAAGAATTAGAAAAAAATCCAAAACTAGGCAAGCCACAATTTAAAAACGTTGAATGGGAAGTTAAAACATACCGCGGAGCTATTCCGTTGTCTCAAGAGTCAATTGACGACGCAGATGTAGATTTGGTTGGTATTGTTGCTGAAACAATCGGTCAAATGAAAGTTAATACAACCAATGATGCAATTGCTAAAGTTCTAAAAACATTTGAGGCTAAAGCTGGTGTCAAAACATTAGATGACATCAAAAAAATCCTAAATGTAGATTTAGATCCAGCTTATAATGTATCATTTATTGTATCTCAAAGTTTCTACCAAACCCTAGATACTTTAAAAGACAAAAATGGTCGCTACTTGCTTCAAGACTCAATCACCTCTGCGTCTGGCAAAGTATTCCTTGGAAAACCAGTATTTGTCCTATCTGATGATGTAATTGGTAAGGATTCAGCTTTTGTCGGAGATTTTAAGCGCGGCGTGTTATTCGCTGACCGCAAAGACTTAGGCCTTCGCTGGACGGACAACGAAATCTATGGGCAATACTTGCAAGCTGTACTCCGCTTTGGTGTCGCTAAGGTAGATGACAAAGCTGGCTACTATGTGACATTCACGCCAGAACAATTGCCCTCATAAGGCCACTGAAGAGGTGGCGAAACCAACTAGTAAGAGCACTGTAGAAGAAATCAAACGCTATTTAACAAGTCAAGGGATTGATTTTAGTGGTAAGACATTGAAATCAGATTTACTTGCACTAGCAGGCGTTGAAGAGGTATAGCTATGGCTGTATCGAAAGAATTATTGGACAGTGTAAAACTCTATTGTAAAATTGACTTTGATTTTGAAGATGACATCATCGAAGAAATGATTAAATCGGCACAGGAACAAATCTGTTTTGCAATAGAAGATGGCTCAACCGCAGACACGTTTAAGGATAGTGCTAAATTTGCTTTAGCCGTCAAAAAACAAGTCAAGGAAGAGTACGAACACCGTGGTTTGTCTGCGGATAGTATGCGCTATCCGTTGGCAAATGGTGTATTAAACATTATCCATCAATTAAGACTGAGGGGTGATGAATCGTGATTACACGCAAAATGAACACAAGAATCACTATCTTTAGTCAATCTGGCGGGCAGAATGAAGACGGAGAGGTTTTCTCTGCGATTAGAAAAGACGTCTATACATGTTGGGCAGAGGTGTTAAAAACTCAATTAAGAGATTTTAACTATCAATCAAAGTATCAAAATGCTAGCAACCTACCTACCAACAAAGATACTAAGGTCTTTTTGATTAGGTATAATCCTAAGTTATCTATCGATAACACGATGTTTGTTGAATTCAACAAACGTATCTATAAGATAGATAAAATCGAATCTGACGAGTCTGGAAAGGACATTACTATGATAAGTGGGGTGAGTCTATCATGACAAAGGGTTTAGATGAAATTTTAGCCAATCTCACGAAGCTTGAAGCAAAAGCCCCAAAAACTGCAAAAGCAGCAGTCACTGAGGTTGCCGAAGAATTTGAAAAAGCACTCAAAGCCAACACCCCTGTTTATGAGATTGAAACAGATGAACGACTGCAAGAAGATACTGTTATCAGTGGTTTTAAAGGTGCTAATGTTGGAATTGTATCCAAGGGAATTGGTTATGGCAAAGCTACTGGTTGGCGCGCTCATTATCCTAACGGTGGCACGATTTATCAACGTGGCCAAGACTTTAAGGAAAAAACAATCAATCAGATGACACCACGAGCTCGAGAAATCTATGCAGCAAAAGTTAAGGAGGGACTAGGACTTTGATAGCCGAAACAGAAGCTTATAAATTATTAAGTAAAGATAAGACACTAAATGAGCTTATGGATAGGCTTAGAGGTGGTCTTTTTAAAAATGGATTTAAGCAAGGGATATTTACCTATGATATCCCAGATAATCCAATCGACTTACGTAAGATAGATTTAGCGCCTTTTATGCGAATCAACACGACATTAGACGGCCCTGTTGATTATGCAGATGATGAGATGCTTTGTAACGAGCAACGGATCACAATTAATTTTTGGTGTAAAACAGCGTCAGAATCTGACCAGATTGCAAAATGTATAGATAATATTTTAAAAAAAGGCGGGTTTGAAAGATATACCGCTAATGAAAAACCAAGATATAAAGATAGCGATATTGACTTACTGATGAATGTGAGGAAATACCGCTATTTTGATTTTTATTAAAGAAAAAGGAGCTAATAGATGGGAAAAGTAAAATTTGGACTACGTGATTTTGAATATGGGGTAGTTGATGACAAAGATAAAGCAAAAACAACCAAAAAATTACCTGGCATGAAATCAGCAAAACTCGACATTACTAATGAATTGGTTACTGTTTCGGCAGATGATGGCCCATACGTAGTTTTGTCTGGTGGAATCACTGAAACAAAACTTGAAATTGAGGTGTTAGACTTGACGTCTGATGCACGCAAAGATTTCTTTGGGATCACCGTAGAAAACGGGATTGAGAAGTACAATAAATCACTCACGCCAAAAGATGTGGCTTGTATGTTCCGCACAAGCGACGAAAACGGAAAAGCAATTTGGGTTGGACTACTTAAAGGTAAATTTAATATTCCTGGAATGGAAGCACAAACCAAGGAGGGGGCACCAGATCCTAAAACTGATACTGTAACGGGTAACTTTGTGGCTCGCGGCGAAGACGGTGATGTTATCGTTATCGGTCGCGAAGATGCAAGCGATTTTAGTTTAGAAACATTCAAAGGAATGGTATTCCCAAAGTCGTAGTGGAAGACCATCGAAGTTCTGATGGTCTTCCCGATAGTCGCCATGGACATGAAGTTGTTTAAGGTTAGATTTTAAATCCAACCTTTTATTTTTGATAAGGAGTAGATATGTACGAAATTACCCTAAAAAAAGGCGGAGTTGACAAGACTTTTGCGAAGGATTTTATCAATGTCGAAGATAATTTGCTAGCAGTCGAACACCAAGTTAGGCAAAGTGCTGTGTTTAATGACGAGAAAAGACGCTTAGATTCTAAAGCGCATAGAAAACTTAACGAATCTTACTTGCAAATGTTCGTTGATATGTACGCCGGTCAGTTTACCGTTGATGATTTAAAGCAATCTGAGATGACTGTTTTAAATATTTTAAACAATCTATACATTGACGCGCTCGGAGGAGAAGAAGAGGAAGGCGAAACCGAAAAAAAGGAACAATAACCCCTCAAGAAGCCAAAGATAATTTGCTGATGTGGGTACAAAGTCTATTAAAGAATGGCTATACGATTTTAGATATAAAAAAAATGCGTTTATCTGACATCGAGTTGATGGTTCAAGCGCTAGAAATTGAAACTGTCGAAAAAGAAGAAGTGATTGAAACGACCTTGGACAAGGCATTCCCATTTCTTTTCGGCTAGAAAGGAGACTAAATGGGGAATATAGGTGATTTAGTAGCAACAGCAACGCTTGATATTGCGCCTTTTATGTCAAACACAAGAAACCTAAAAACCTACATGAAAGGCTTAGATAACTCGTTAAAAGCAGTTGAAAAAAGCTTCCAAGGTCATGGCGGGCGAATTAAAGGGCTTAAAGCAGTCTATGCTGAGACGGGTAGTGCATTAAAAGGTTACCAAGAATTACTAAAAACTCAGTCGCAAAAATATAGTGAATTAAAAAAAGAAATAGGTGACGTTAACAACGCTACCGCTGAGCAAAAACAAAAACTAATCAGCGCAAAGTCAGCTATGTTGGAAACCGCCGCGCAAGTCACGGAATTGCAAAACAGATTACGAGCTTTAGCTACAGAAACTAGTGTCTTTACTCGCTTTGGTAAAGCCGCTGAAAGAGTTGGCGGTAAGATGAAGTCATTTGGCGATTCGGTAGCTGGAGTTGGTGCTGCATTTACAAGAGGAGTTACAGCTCCAATTGTTGCGGGCGCAGGGTATGCGATTAAAGCAGCTGTTGACTATGAGTCTGCGTTCGCTGGTGTGAAAAAGACGGTTGATGAAACGGCGACAGTATCTTATGCGAAGCTATCACAGGGTATTAGACAAATGGCCAAAGAGTTGCCAGCTAGTGCGGTAGAAATCGCTCATGTCGCGGAAGCAGCAGGACAATTAGGAGTTAAAACAGGAGACATCCTTAGCTTCTCTCGTACAATGATTGATTTAGGAGAATCTACCAATCTATCCGCAGAAGAAGCGGCGACATCTATTGCTAAAATTGCAAATATTACAGGACTAGCATCATCTGAGTATTCGCGTTTTGGTAGTGCTGTCGTAGCGTTAGGTAATAACTTTGCAACAACCGAAAGAGATATTGTTGCAATGACTAATCGCATCGCTGCATCTGGTAAGCTTGCAGGACTGACTAACCAAGAAATGTTAGCGTTGGCGACAGCTATGTCAAGTGTTGGTATCGAAGCAGAAGCTGGTGGTACGGCAATGACTCAATCTTTATCGGCTATTGAGCGTGCAGTCTCAGCTGGCGGTGAAGATTTAACCAAATTTGCGCAGATCGCTAATATGTCATCCGCTGATTTTGCTAGGGCATGGAAAGAAAAACCAATCGTTGCTTTGCAAGAATTTATCAAAGGCCTTGGACAATTAGATAAAAAAGGAGAGAGTGCTACAAAAGTTTTAGACGACTTAGGTCTAAGCGGTGTCCGTCAATCTAACATGCTTAAATCTTTAGGCTTGGCATCTGAGACTTTAGGCAAGGCTCTAGATACCTCAAACAAAGCTTGGCAAGAAAACACAGCGTTGACTGACGAAGCTAACAAACGTTATGAGACGACAGAATCTAAGCTTAAAATGCTTAAAAACGAAATCAACGATGTAGCCATTGAATTTGGTGGCCCTTTGGTTGACGCTCTAAGAAATGGGCTCGAAGCAGGAAAACCATTTATTCAAATGGCGGCTGACTTAGCCAAAAAATTCAACTCGCTTGATAAGGAACAACAACAGCAAATTATCAAGTGGGGACTTATTGCAGTCGCTGCTGGTCCAGCTTTATCTATCTTTGGCAAAGGTGTTGGCATTGTTGGTAGCACTATTCAAGGCCTTGGAAAAATGAGTCAAGGCTTAGGGGCTTTGTCTGGTTGGCTACGCACGTTTAAAGCCGGTGCCGTAGCAGCAAGCGCTGGAGCTGAAGCTGCTGCAACCTCTATGGGTGGCATGGCTGGGGCAGTTGCCTTATTAAGCAGTCCGGTAACATGGGGAGTTTTACTCGGTGGTGCCGCTGTTATTGGTATTGGTTTGATTGCGGATAGCATTTATAAAGCCCATAAGCGTACAGAAGAGTGGGGGACTGCTGTTTCTCAGACGGAAGCTGTTGCTTTGAGCAACTTTAAGAAAAAAGTCGATGAGACAAATAATTCTTTGCAAATGTTCGAAGCTGGCGCAGGAAGTGTTAAAAAAGTGACTGAAGCTTTTGATGACTTGGTGGCTAGCATTGAAAAATTAGCGAATGATAAGCTACAAAAAGATATTGATGCGGCTAAAAAACTCGGGTTTTCTGATAGATTTATCAATAATCTTAAATCTAAAACTGCCTCAGTGGTCAATAACGTCGAAGCTATGAATACCCAGATAAAAGCTATTATGGAAAGACATAATGGCGACATGAGTAAGCTTTCTGCGACAGAAAAAGAGTTGGTGTTAAGAAATCAAAGAGAAATGATTAGTACACAGCTTGATTTGATGAAGTTTTCTGCATCAGAAAAGAAAGCTTTAACAGCTGCGCTTAACAATGATTTAGATGCTCTTAATGCTAGACAACTTGAAAAAGTATCTGAAAATACAGTCAAAATGCTTGATAAAGAAAATTCGGCATATAAGACAAAAAAAGCAGAACTAAAAGAATTTCTAAAAAAATTCGGAAGTGACACTAGCAAACTCAGCGCACAGGAGCTTGAGGATAGACAGGAAGTTTTAAACAAACTCACTGAACTAAACATGCAGCACAATCTAAAGGCTAAAGCTTTAAGTGATCAGTATCTCGCCATTCAAAGAGAACGCGTCCAGAGATTGAAAGAATCTGGTAAGAGCCAAGAAGAAATCCACCAAGGGATCAGCCAAATGGCATCTGATATGGCTCAAAAGTTAGGAATCAGTTATGATGACGCTTATCGCAAACTGGCTTACTATACCGAAAAATCTGGCGAAACATTAAAAGTTTTATCACGCAATACCGCGAACGCTACAGCAGAAGTAGCGGCTGCTAATGCTCAATGGGATAGTCTCTTTACTAGCGATAATCCACAACAAAGCCTAAATGAATTGTTATCAACAGCCGAGGGCTGGAATAGCTTTGAAATCATGGTAAAAAATGCTGATGTCGAGCCAACAGGTCGAGCGGCGCTAGCTGAAATGCTAGTAGCTGGCGGGCAATGGCAAAATATGACTCTTGAGCAGAAAAAATTAGTTGTCGATGGGCAACAGGCTATGATTGAAATTTTTGATAGCAAAGGATTATTAGCGCAGTGGCAAGCACTGACACCAGAAGAAAAAGTTTTGTTGGCGAAAAACCTAACACAAGAACCAACCTTGTCCGCACAACAAGCCCTTGACAGCGTCAAGCAAACAGTACCTGCTGATGTGAATGCTACGGACAAAACAGCAGGCGATACTCAGTCGGCGCAAAGTAAGATTGATAACGTCAAGCAGAAAGCACCGGCTGATGTGAAGGCATCGGATAAGACTGGGCCAGATGTTGCGAGTGCTAACAGAGCTGTTAATAGCCCTAAGCAAAACAGTCCCGCTGTTATTAGGGCTCAAGATGACGCAAGTAGTGTTGCAGAAGGTGTAATAGGGTCACTTGCTAGAATTCCTAGCAGTGTTACGACAACTATTTTTACGGTAGTAAAAAAACTTTTCACGAGAAATGAAGAGGGAACTAACTTTCACCCTGGTGGTCTAGCTATGGTCAATGACCAGAAAGGGCCGCTATACAGAGAGTTGGTTACCTTACCAACTGGAGAATCATTTGTCCCAAGTGGTCGAAACGTTATCCTCCCTCTGCCAAGAGGGTCGAAAGTCTTAAAGGCCAGTCGCACGAAACAATTATTCCCGCATTATGCAAACGGAATAGGTTTTAATGATACAAAAATTGCTAGTTTAACAACTCGCCTTAAATCTGTGCAAGATAAAGGGACTGTAGTCGTTAACGCTGACCCGCAAATAGCAGAATTGATTAAACTACTTAAAGACAGAGATGACAGAAATATCACAAACAACTACACGTTGAACGCTACAAACAGAAGCAACTCTGATGATATGTTTAGTCAGGAAAATATGAGGCGTCTCCTCAGAGAGCTTGCATATTATATAAACGGAGAGGAAGGGAGGTTGGCTTAATGCGATACATTGAATTTAATGGCAAAAAAAGTAATAGCTTTGGTCTTTTGCTAGAGCGCGAACGATCTATTAAGTCAACGAGCAACGATGTCGATTTAATCGAAGTCGATGGTCGCGACGGTGCACTCTTAAAAGACAATGGTCGTTTAAAAGTTATCGAGCAAGACTTCCCTTTTTCCTTGGTCGGCGATGTGACTGCTAATCAACAAAAAATAAGCGAGTGGTTACACGTCAAAGGTTGGCATGATTTAGTTTTGTCTTGGGACAAGGACTATATCTATCGTGCTAGTGTCGTCAATCTTTTTGAGATAGACGAGATTTTAAAACAGTTCGGCAGACTTAAAATTAACTTTTTAATCCACCCTATCAAATACCTAAAAACTGGCAAACAGGAGGTATCTCTTGTCAACGGTGGGACCCTACAAAACCCTGGTAATGTGCAGTCTAAACCAATCCTAAAAATCAAAGGCACAGGTAGCGGAGTCTTAAAAATTAATGATTTTGAGACAGGCCTCGAAAACGTGCAAGGTGAGCTAGTCATAGACATGGAGAGGCATCTAGCCTATAAAGATGTCCTATCAGCTTGGGATAATATTGTCAGGACAGAACATCACCGCATGCCTTTGTTTGATGTGGGGCAAAATAATATCTCGTGGACTGGTAACTTTACCATCACTGCAACACCTAATTGGGGGGTTAAAGTATGATACCAGTTTTATACGAGGCCAAAGAGACCAAGTTTAGGACTTTTGGTCTTGGGGAAATTGCAGACGCTTACGAGGTTAAAGCTACTCGTGAGCGTAATGGCAATTACTCGCTATATATCAAATATCCACTAGATGGTGTCTTTGCCTCTACTTTTAAAGAGGAGATGAAAATCAAGTCTGATGCTGGTCGTAGGACTAAGTGGCAGACTTTTGAGATTAATCGGGTACTACGAAACAGTAAAGATCACATAGTCGTATAA